ACTAAGAAGGATGCCTAATGTCTAAAATATCAGAACAGTGGATTGAACAAGACGATAAGCTAATACACGTTAAAACACAAAACTGGAATCCAATGCTAGAACGCGCAGAAGCTATGCGTCAAAATGGCAATGCTGATTTTGGAGAATCCAAACTGGTCGGTGTCATTGACGCTGCCCTTATTAACGAATGGCTTAAAGAAGCTGGCGTTAAGTGGGATGATCCAGCTAAAGATGATGTGATTAAGCGCAAGATGCTATCAGGTGAGTTTGACAAGCTACGCGTCTGGGAGGGCAAATACTGATGGATTATTTTACAGAAGATGAATTAAAATGCAGCCATACAGGTGAGTACAAGATGGATGCTGACTTTATGGATAAGTTAAACATCATCAGGAAGGTGTGTGATTTCCCGTTCACGGTGACTTCTGCTTACAGACACCCTACGCACCCCATTGAGGCAAAGAAGGCTAAGGCAGGCTCACACGCCTCTGGACGGGCTATCGACATTGCTGTACGCGGTGAACAAGCCCATAAACTGATCGAAATTGCCATTGCTTATGGCATGACAGGTATCGGTGTAGCTCAGAAAGGTGGTTCAAGATTTATTCACATGGACGATCTGGATGCAGATAGCGGCTACGCAAGGCCCACAATTTGGAGCTACTAACGTGAGTTTTCTCAGCTTCTTAAATCCAATCGCCAGTTTAGGCAGCACCTACCTAGAAGGCAAGAATCAGGTTGCTAAAGCTAAGTCAGCAGCAGCCATTGTCAGTATCAAGGCAGATGCAGACGTTAAAGTGGCTGGCGCAAAGGCGGCTCACAAGCTAGCAGATAACGGTCAGACGCAGGACTTTAACTTAGACCTTGTTGCCATGCAGCAGATGGACAAATCGTTCTTAGATGAGGTGATGATTGCTTTGCTGCTTGTTCCCATTGCAGCGTCATTTCTTGGATACCAAGCAGAAGTTTCAGCAGCATTTGAATCATTTTCTGCTATGCCTGATTGGTATCAATACCTAGTATTGGGTGTGTATATAGTAAAATTTGGTATGCGTGGATTGCTCACCAAACTAATGTCTGGCAAGATATCTGGAATCAAGCTGAAATAATTTATTTTGGTTTTAACGCCTCATCAATTAATTCCTTTTTCCGTTTAGTTATTCTTGAGTGAAGGTCATTAGCGTCACAGGCAGCACAGCAAGTGTACTGTGATTTGCCTAGCAGTTTGGCGCAGTTTTTATACGATAATCCGATAGATCGTAACTCTACTAGATTGCTTAGTTCAAAAGTTGTCCAATAAACAGTTTCACGGCTAACGGTTTTGGTTTTTGGTTGCATCTTGCCACTGGCAAAATTAAAACGAATAGTTGGTTTGAATACTATGCTCATTCCCTGTCTCTCCCGATTTGGTGATTCCTTTCAGCGTACAATACCCCATGATGTGTGTAGCCTATAAGTCGCCCTATTTTTCTTGCGCTGTAACCTTTTCTTCTAAAATTAATGATTGTGTTTAACGGTATTTTGACCTTGTGTTGCAGCGTAGACTTTAAACCCATTTTATTTGCTTTTATGCGCACTGCGTTGGGTGACTTATTGAGCAGTGACGATAAAGCCGCTACTGGCAACTTACCGTACTGATCCTTAATTAGCTTAGTCTGGGTGTAATTCCAGATCATTTTTTGATGCCTCTAAAGTCAATTTCCTCAATCAAGGTACTGGGGCCTAACCCCAGATCAATTCGATCTTTTGGCTTATTAGATTCTCCTAAAGGTTTATTACTAAAGATTCTGTCGTAGTTGTCAGCAAACTGTTTACTCATTGGCTTGCTGATTGGCTTATCTTTTGCGCTCATCAGTATTCTCCTGCCTCATCAATTATGTGTTGCTCAATAAATTCATCATCAAGCATATCCTTAAAAGCATCTTGTAGTTTTTCTTTAGCGTATTCTTTTGTTTCACCTACATCAAAGCCTCGCATTAGCATTGAAATCATGTTGTCTTTAAATTCATCATCAACAATCTCCAGCAGATCATGCAATGAGTATCCAGCCACAGACCCAGAGACTGCGAGTTGATAGAACAAGTCGTCACGTTTGTCTATAATGTCAGCCTCAGATATGCTGATTCTAGCTGATGGTGATGAGTAGTTAGTGCCGTTGCGTAAAGCCATAGTATTCTCCAAAGGGCCGTAGCCCCGTTATTATTAGATTATGCTGCCAACTGTTTTGCTGGAAAACGTATTTTGCCTTCAAACTCTAACTGGTCACGCTCAAAATCAGTTAGGTAGTTATCTGCAACTATTTCCCAATCTATAACGTACTCAACGTAGTATTCATCGTTAGACTCACACTGAGACTTAACTGACTCATAAACCTCTGATGCTGAGTTAACGTCTACATCAAGTACGATGTAATCACTGCCACCTTTAAACTTCCAATACTCAGGACAAATACCTTCACCGTCCCAATCATGCGCTGCGTAATTTTCTTTGGTTTGAGTGGTTATTAGTAGCTTGCTCATGTGATGCTCCGTTTGTTATTTAATTAACTTACGGTAAGTATAAACGATTCTGTTGACACTGTAAACACTTTTGTTACTTATTTGTTATTAGACGGGTGCAAGTCAGATATTTTCATATTGTAAACGTCACATCTGAATTCAAAACCGTTACTAGGATCATAGTCTCCCTTCAAACGCTTATTAGCCCTGCTGTAAAAATCTTTCTTTTTTACGATGCCTAGCACCCACACTGTACTCATATCCCTAAGTACGCGACAAAACGCATAATAGTCACAATTTTGCGTAGTGTTGTAGGCTAAAACAGAAACCTCATAATGTCCTTTTGGCTCAACGCTAGTTCTTTTGGCTTTAACATCAATAGTTCTGCCGTCTGGCATGACTAGATCATAGTCATAAGTATTTGATTGTGTGGCTTTAAGGTGTCTTGCCAGCACTATTTCTGCTAAAAAACCAGCTTGGCTACCGTCACCTTTAGTTAATGAGTTTTTTAAAACACCCATTTCAGTCGCCATTTCAGCAGCCTTTTTAATCTCATCAATCGTTGCTGTAAGTTTACGCATTAAACGCCTTTTTTATTTTTAGCTTGGTTTTAAATATTTGTTTAATTCTGCGTAGGTATTTAATGTCGTGCTTAACGGTACAGTTATTGTACTCTAACGCCTCAACCGTAATTAACCCAATTCTCTCTATAAGCCTATGGCGGTACTCAACGACATTACCCGACAAATAGCGATTGCACTTGTGACATTGCTTATGGCAGTTGTGCAAGTTAAATGAAAGGTGTTTAGCTGCTCCCCTGCTGCGGTAATGCCCAGCGTCCCAATATCCACCAATACTTTGATGTATTCCTGTTGCGGAACAACTTATGCATGGCAAGTCTTTATCACGGTGTCTAACGTATGCGTTAAATGCAGTCTGAGCCTCTACACGCCATTCTGAGGCTGTTTTGACCTTATCCCTTAGTTTGGTAAGTGTTTCACGCTTGCGCTTCTCTGAGGTGTATACAGCGGCCTTTTTGCCATGTTTCACCACACAATCCATTGAGCAGAAGAAACCTAGCGGCACTTTAACCCCTGACTCTGGGGTAGCGTATACTTTGCAGTGTCGACACTTCTTCTTAGCGTTAGCCATTGGCCTGCCTGTAAGTCTCGTATTCTGCCAGCGTTTTGTCTGTAAAATTAACACCGTATTCAGAGCCTTTAACAAACAGAAATTCGATAAATTCTGACCTAATTTTTTTATCGAATCCACTAGTAGCTGGTCTGCTGGGTAGCATTGCCGTTCCGCAAAGGCTGGGTATCCATGCGTTATTTTTTTGCAACGGCTCACCCATCATTATCTTTTCGCGTGAAAATTCCCAAACAAGAAGCTCCTTCCATGCCTTTTCATCGTGTTTATTACCCATCGGTTCTACTTGCTTTGCAAAGTCACTTATCTGAGCATGATAGCAATTTTCTTGAATACGGGAACCTTTTTGACGGCCTAAAGTCACCACTACTGGCTCACCACTTTTTAAGCCTTTATTAGTCATTTCCCAAACGCTGGTCATTTCTTCTTTTACATTATCACTTGTGACCGTAAATTTTATATCAGCCATTTGACTCACCCATTTTCACAAACTCAATCAAAGTGATTCCAAAAAATTTTGCGAGGTTGTCAGCTAGCGATATTTTCATGTCATGGCCTGTGCGCCATCGTATCACTTGCTGCGGATGTACTTTAAATGACCGAGCTAGTTGCGATCCTGTGACTTTAAATTTTGCCTGTGCTACTCTGAGTGAAGCACCCATATCAATATTCATGTTTTTTTCCCCTTGATGTGTTACATTGCAATGGTACTGCTCCAGCAAGAATATTACCCCACCGTTAAAAGTGGGGCTTTTTTTGCCTTTAAAACGGTATATCGTCACCCTCATCAAACTCTGCATTAGCTGCCTGAACTGGCTTTGGTGCAGATTGAACCTCTTTTGGATTAAAGCTAAGTGACATAAACTTCTTGCCATTCTTGCTAGTCTTTATCCATGCGCTCATCCACATTTCTACATTATTAATTTCACAACTACCGTTGTAATCAGGGTGTCTTTCTGATTGCTTGTCTGCCTTGAATAACGCCCCAGTATTATTGTTATCATATTCCATGTTACATCCCCTTTTTACTGCGAATAAATTCTTGTTGTTTGCCAGTACACTGGCTCCAAAGTTGCTGTTTCTCGTTTTCATTTAACTCAGCTAATGCCTCGTTCATTAGCGTATGCTCACCCGTAGCCTCACTCTCAATGACTAAGGCCACTAGGTCTTGCATTAATTTCTTGCTAACACGCTTAATAGGTGATGGTGGTGCTACTGGCTCTGGTTCATTGCGATACATAGCCATTTCGCTATCATCGTCAACACTTGGGATGCCGACAAGTGATTGCAAAGCATAACGCCTTGCGTAAGTAATCGCTGAACCAGCTCCTTGCGGTGTCACTTTATCCATCGGTAATAGGTATTCGCTTTGCAACCATTGCCCAGATTTGTGCATAAGCATAGTAGACACCCCTACACCATTACCACCAGCCGATGTAACTGGTAGTTGAACAAAAGATAAACCGTATTTTGAAAATGGTTCTTTAATTACTTTTATTACACTGGTCAAATCAGCGTAGCTACTTTTAAAAAAAGTATTGTTGCTGTCTTTAATAGCCCCACCCATTTCTGCCTGTGCCAAGCATAACGCTGTGGCTAGGTCTGTTATTGATTCTGATTGATTCATTATTATTGCTCCGTTTAATTTTTGTAACGCCAGACTATTCTATCGAAGTTGAGACAGCTTGTAAACACATACGTTTAAATAAATACAATAAATGTTGTCATTGACTCAAAATTGTAATAGTATCTTCAAACACTAATAAAAGAACTGGAGTATTAAATGAAAATTAAATTTAAAAAATTAGAGTGTAATTGTTATGGTTGCACCACAATGCGTCATAAATGTTTAAATAAATGAGGTGGCTAATGAAGGTTTTACGCATGACTAAAAAAGGTTATCACGCTGAATCTAACCCTGAGTTAGATCAAATTGTGACCAAATGGCATGAGACTTTTGAGGCAACTAAAGTGGCTAGAAAAGCATTTTAC